GAATTATACACTTTAAGCGATAGATTAAGATTACCATTTACAAGTAAAGATGCAATTATGCCAAAACGTAATATGTTTGGTGAACCTATTGATAGAAAAAATGGTTGGTTATTTGGATTAGGTGGTGAAAGTGGATTATGGTCTTCACCATTTGCAATGACTAATTTTAAACAAACAGAAACATCTAAATTTATTAGCGAAAGAGAATTTAAGTACAGACACCCAGTGCAAAGTATTAGACTTACAGGTGATAGCACAGGAGCTATAAATCTTAAAGATATAAGAAATGATAAACACCAAACAGCTTACGATAGAATGTTAGAAATTAAATTTAACACTAGAGTAGATGAGGGTGGAAATATCATTACCAGTGAAGACTATGATGGCAAGAGATATACACTAGCAGAATACGTTGAAAAGATGATATTAGATAAAAACAGTGAGATTTACAGACACCCCGCAGGAACAATTAATGGTAAAGACGAACAAGCTCAAGTTATCATTGATTTTATCAAATACATTGACCGATATTCTAAAGATGAAATGATGGCAGAGTTCCCAGAATTTGCTGAAAGACAAAATGCTATCTTTGAAAATGAACGAACTAAATATCAAAAACACTACGAGACGCTAGAAACTCTAGCAAACAACTAAACTTACACTTTTAGTAAAACCCAATCAAAAATTAAGGAAAATCATACATGGCAAATAGTTTTGTACGTTATACAGGTAATAACAGTACAACATCTTATTCTATACCTTTTAGTTATAGAGCCACAAGTGACCTTACAGTTACCCTATCAGGGGTAGCAACTACAGCTTTTACCCTAAATAGTGCAGGGACTACCCTTACTTTTAATACTGCACCTGCCCAAGATGCGGCTATCGAGATTAGAAGAAGAACGTCACAAACTACTAAATTAGTAGACTATGCTTCTGGGTCAGTTCTTACAGAGAGTGATTTAGATACAGATAGTGACCAAGCGTTCTTTATGTCACAAGAAGCTATTGATGATGCAGGTGACGTTATTAAGATTTCTAATACAAATTTTCAATGGGACACACAGAATAAAAGACTTACTAATGTAGCAGACCCAGTAAATAATACTGACGCTGTTAACAAACAATTTATATCTACAAACATACCTAATATTACAACAGTATCAGGTATTAGTTCTGATGTTACTACAGTTGCAGGTATAAGCTCTGATGTTACTGCGGTAGCAGGTGATGAAGCAGATATTGGAACAGTTGCTACGAACATAGCAAATGTAAACACTGTTGCTACAAACATTGCAGATGTAACTACCGTAGCAAACGATTTAAACGAAGCAATTTCAGAAATAGAAACTGCGGCAAATGATTTAAATGAAGCTACGTCTGAAATAGACACAGTATCAAACAATATTTCAAACGTAAATACAGTCGGTACAAATATTGCCAATGTAAATACTGTTGCAGGAATAAATGCAGATGTAACTACAGTTGCAGGTAATGATACAAATATTTCTACAGTAGCAGGTATTTCAGCTAACGTAACTTCAGTTGCAGGTATATCAGCAGATGTAACAAGTGTTGCTAATGATGCTACAGATATAGGAACAGTTGCTACGGATATTGCTAAGGTAAATACAGTTGCAACTAATGTTGCTAATGTAAACACAGTAGCAGGAAACAATGCTAACATCACTTCGGTTGCAGGTAACGAAACAAATATTAATACAGTTGCTGGAAACAACAGTAATATAAATACAGTAGCAACTAATAATGCAAATATTAATACAGTTGCAGGGGCAAACACAAATATTAATACAGTTGCAACTGACATTACCAATGTAAATACTGTTGCTACAAATATTGCTGACGTAAATAGTTTTGCTAATTCATACAGAATTGGTGCAACAGACCCAACAACATCTTTAGACGAAGGTGATTTATTTTATAATTCAACAGACAATGCTCTTAAATATTATAACGGCTCATCTTGGCAACAAATTACAGCAGATACAGATGTTAAAACTTTAGTTTCAGCAAATGATACAACAGCAGGTTTTTTAAATGGAAAATTAGTAGCAGGTTCAAATGTTACATTTACTGAAAATAATGACGGTGGAAACGAAACACTTTCTATTTCAGCAACAGACAATTCAATTCCTTTTGCAATAGCACTTGGATAAATAATTAAGGAGAAAAATAAACATGGCAAATAACTTTAATTCAACAACAGCTAGTTTGACAAATGCTACGTTGACTACAGTTAAGACCACTACATCTAACAAACAAGTTATGATTGGTTGTCTAGTATCTAATACTGGCACAACCTCTATACTTATAGATATAGTTCTTAATGATGGTTCTAACGATAGATACATTGTTAAACAAGCACCAATACCAGTTGGAAGTTCTTTAGAAGCTATATCTGGAAAAGTAATTATTCCTAATGGTGGTGCTGTTAAAGTAAAATCTGACAATGCTTCTGGTATTGCAGATGTAATTATTTCAACATTGGAAGACGTAGCATAGATGTATTTAGGAAATCAACCAGCATTAAGTTACACAAGTTTTGCTAAGCAAGACTTCACTACAAGTGCGACTACATCTTACACATTGGATAATCCAGTTGCTAATGCAAATGAGTTAGCATTATTTATTAACAATGTTAGACAAGAGCCTACAACTGCATATTCTGCAAGTGGAACTACACTAACATTAACAAGTGCTACTGCATCATCTGACGATATGTACTGTGTGTATTTAGGTAAAGCTGTTCAAACAGTAAATCCACCAAACGCTAGTGTTGGAACTGCACAACTTGTTGATGACGCAGTAACTAAAGCTAAAACATCTAATTTAATGTATCCATCTTTTCAAGCGTATCTTTCATCAAACCAAACTGTAACAAGTGGTACAACAACAAAAATTCAACTTAACACAGAAGATTTTGATACAGATAATGCTTATGATAATTCAACAAACTATCGTTTTACTCCTCAAGTATCTGGAAAATATTTTGTTTATGCAACAGTTAGAGGAAACGCAGGTACTTCTTCTTTAGATTTAGAAATGACAGCAATTTATAAAAATGGTTCTTCATATATTGAAAACCAAGTTGATTATAGAGGTAATGATGCACTATTAGCTGGTATATCAGTTTCTGCTATTATTGATATGAATGGTAGTTCAGATTATTTAGAGTGTTTTGCAAGATGTTTAGGTGGAACAACTATAAATGGTTCTTCAACAAGACCATCAATATTTGGTGCATACAGGATAGGAGATTAATAATGGCAATATCAAAAATACCAAGTGCTGGATTTCAAGACAATGTTAAGTTCAGAAACATCATCATCAATGGTGACATGAGCATTGCTCAAAGAGGAACTTCACAAGCTAGCATTACTTCTGCTGGTTATTATACAGTTGATAGATTTAGAACAGCAATATCTTCTTTAGGTACATTTACACAATCGCAAGATAGTGATGTACCAAGTGGTCAAGGTTTTACTACATCATTAAAAATGGATTGTACTACTGCTGATGCTTCTCCTTCTGCAAGTGACCAGTTATTAATTCAACAAAGAATTGAAGGTCAAAATTTACAATATTTAAAAAAAGGAACTGCTAATGCAGAAAGTCTTACATTAAGTTTTTGGGTAAAATCAAATAAAACTGGAACATACGTTGCTAATATTTTAGATAATGATAATTCTAGACAAATTTCAAATTCTTATACAATAAACGCATCAAACACTTGGGAGAAAAAAACTCTAACTTTTGCTGGAGATACTACTGGAGTTTTTGGTAATGATAATAATACATCTATTGAATTAAATTTTTGGTTAGGTGCTGGTTCTACTTACACATCTGGAACTTTACAAACATCTTGGACATCTACAGCAAATGCAGATTTAGCAGTAGGTCAAGTCAACCTTGCAGATAGCACATCAAACGAATGGTACATTACAGGCGTACAATTAGAAGCTGGAACAACTGCATCTGATTTTGAGTTCTTGCCACATGATGTGAATGAAAATAGATGTATGCGTTATTTTGAATATACAACTGGTGCAAACTCTCATGGTGGTTTGTATGCAGGTACAACATATATTGGTCATGTATTTTACAAAGTAAGAAAAAGAACAAGACCAACCTTATCTGATTGGACAGGTACATCTGGCTCAACATTAAATAATTCTAGTGGTGGTGACAGAGGTGGAACAGATAACATGTATTACACAAATCAAAATGCAGGTGCTTATGTCATTGTAGGTAAAATAGATGCGGAGTTATAATTATGAATAAAGAAAATATTACAAGTGCTGAATATAGTTACTGCGTTATTAGTGGTGAAAAAAATATGATTAAAGTAGTAGCTGATGAAATTGTTTATTGGATACCTAATGAGTGTCCAGAAAATAAAGACTATCAAACAATATTAGAATGGATAGCTGACGGAAACACAGTTATTGATAATCCACCAGAGGAGACACCATAATGGCTTATCTTGGCAGAGGATTAGATAAAATATCAAACATAGAGGTACTAGATAATATTACCTTTGATGGTTCTAGTTCTTATTCTATTACAAAAGGTTCAGTAGCATTTACACCAAACTCTGCTCAATCATGTTTGATTAGTATTGATGGTGTGGTTCAAGCTAC